CATCAGTTTGATAGAGCATTTTTTCTAATGCTGTTTTGTAAACGATGTATGAGAGTTTTTGTTTCATTGCCAGAGTGAATTGATCGGTAGCACCTTTTGTTTTTGCGTTGGCAATGTCTTGTACCTGTTTCAGGTTTTGAGTTTCGAGATTGGTGAGAGTTTGTTTCTTCAGGGCAGTGTCATAGAAGCCCATTACAGCCTCAGGAAGAGCCGCACCGGGTTGCGGGGCTGTTGGAGTATAGTTTTTTGTTTCAGGGCTACGGACGGGCTGAGCTGTCGTTCCCTGCCCATAGATTAGGTGAGGATTGAGTCCGGCAGCTTTGAAGCGTGCCATTTGTTGCTCAGGGGAGTTGTAGGCATTCTGCATGTTCCAATCTGCGAGAGAGTCCTTTCTGCTTCGATCGTAGGCCATATTGGCGTAGTCGAGCTGTTGTTTATTTGTGCGGTTCTGTGAGAAGGTATTAATACCTGCGCCTAGAATGGAGGCGGCCGCCATGAATGGAAAGGGCATGTTTTTGTGTGTTTTTTATTGTTATGTAATTGATACTCACGTTGTTATGTTCGTTCCGCTTCGCTCACTCACTTTTGCGTTGTTCGTTTTCATTAGCTAATTTATAAAAATTGCGCCACCCGAACAGCCTTTTTTTTGATATGAGGTCGTTCAGGGTGTCGCTTAGCCTATATAAGTCAAGTATGTAATAGGCTGAAAAGGCGACCACCTGTGTAGGGTGATCGCCTTTTTGTTGGATTGTGTTTTGTTTAAGCCTCGCCGGCAAGGCTTTCTTTTTGGCTTTCCAAAAAGAAACAAAAAGAAAGGTGTTATTCAGACGCGGCATCTGTTGGAGCTTTGTCAGAGTTCCGAAACTGATCCTTATCGTTCAGATCATTTTTGGACTTTTCCCACTGAGACTGGATTGTGGAGATTTCTTGCGCCAGTTCATCTACGAACTGTTGTTGTTCTGCGTAGTCCAGTGATTTCATTCGTGGTAGTACCTCTGTTTGATCCTCGTCGAAGTCAGCTGAGTAGAATGCTTCGACATCAATAGGTTTGTAACCATTTGCAAATTTTTCCATGATTTCCCTTACCGTCATTCCCTCGTCGGGAACGGTGAGTGATGGAAGATCATTTTTTTCGTGGTTCTTTTTAAACGTGTCGCTGTTGAGCGGATTGCGTACGGTTTTACCGTAAGATTGCGGGTTCATGATTCATGCGCTTTTTTTGTTCTGTAATAATTGTTTGATTGCCTTTGTCGAAATGATCCTTGCGGAGTTGTTTATAGTGATCCCATCCATGTTGATCAACATGAGCTACCATTTCATTGACACGTACCATTGAGTTGTCTATAGCCGCCTGCCTTATTAAGTCCTTGTCACATGCAAGGTATATACGCTGAGCGTAGTAGCGGGGCATTGATACTATTAATGGATTGCCATCTTTTGATGGTAGTTTGACGTTGTACCTATTGATTACATCCTGCCAATGGTACATGAGCTTTCCGGGAGTTAGATATGATTCTCCGATACCATTCGACATTGTTCGAAATTCTGGTAGTCTTTCGTACTTGTCCTGAGAGTTTATTTTACCTGCTTTCATAATGTATTTCATACAGTAGCGGTTAGCACCACCCGTTACAGGTTCACAGTAAGTGAAGCCATATTGCCATGATTGACGTATAGCTGTTTCATGGGCATTCCAGATGATTAAATGATAGTGCGGACGTTGAGTAGCTCCGTTGCCATATTCGCCTACAGCGAAGAATTTAAGATCGCCTTTTTTTGAGCCGAATAGTTTTTTGCGAAGACGTTTCACAAATAGTGAAACGTCTTTTTTGTTGAGCGTGCCGAATGTCCGCTGTTTGCCATTGCAGGGAAGATATTTGTCAGCGTAGGTGAGTGTTACAAAGTGTGAGCTTTTTGCTGCTTTATTTTCATAATGCATGCGTGTACTCCAATGGGAGACAACTTTCTTTTTGCACTCGTAACACCTACCGCAGCCTACCGGAATATTTTCCTTTGTTATGAAGCGTTCGTAACACATAGTTTATAGTTGTGGAGTTCCGAAATAGGGCATAGGACGGTTCGCGATTATCTTGTTCAAGATATGTACGAAGATCGGGTCAGTACCGTCTTCGACTGCGAATATGCGTGTATCCGGAATGCATTCCACAAATGCTTTGTTAAGTGCAGGGAGTGTTGCGAATACCCTGCCGAGATGCCAGAAGTCGAGCGTTGATTTAAATGCACCACATACACGTGAAGGCATGTATTTGTATTCTGCGTATCGTGGTATATAACCAAATGTTGCATCCCTGTTTACGGTTGTTGTGTCCACAAAGAGTTCATTAACTTTCACTTCCTGTTCGCCGATGTTTGCGAATGATGGCCAGTAGTAATCGAATTGATCGAATTTCTGCATTGATTTATGCAGTCCTTGTTGATAGGCTGTTTTTGGCATTACAGACATAATGCCCATGATAATTCCATGTTCTTCGCAACGATAAGATCCGTTGGCGCCTTGAGCTACAGATATACCATGTCCGGCCATGTTACCTTGTGGTAAGCCTGATGTTTCGCCTGTTGTGTTGAGTACTTCCGAAATAGTTACAGGAGCTTTCACGCCAGTAATGTATTCCGGCCGTTGTAGCCTGGCATCAGAAGACTTTACGCCGAAGTGTGCTAAGATTGATTCTGCGTACCTGTTACCAGATAGTGCATTTCGTTCCAACCATTCCTGCAGCTTGTGTGCTCGTCTTACATCCCTGATAGTTGCAGATCCTTGCATGGTTGAGAAGTCAGTGTATAAACGGGAGTCATTGAGAGAAGCTACACCAAGACCTTTAGCATAAGTAACATTGGTTTCAGAGACGTTAGGGTCAGCTCCTGATTTCCATCCGTGGTTTGCTGTTGATGTTCCAGCTCCCCGTTTTACTTCGGCTATGCCTGCGAGAGGAAATGCGACGTCGTCGCCTTTTTGAGGGTAAGGTAAGCAAGAAGTGAAGTAGTCATGTTCCCAGCATCTTGTGCGAAGATCACGTAACCATGAGGACGCTGTATTGTCACCAGATATTACTTTGGTGAGGTCAGAGAATACGGGGTCGATTAGGTTTTGATCACGATAAAATTCATCATAGATTTTCTGGTAAGCTGCGAATGGAAGTGCAGATACTTTGAGTGCCGGATTAGCACCAGTTGATGGAACACCGAGGAAATCGGGAAGTCGTGAAGGAGACGAAATGTTCATGTAAGGTGCTTGTGTAAGAATAGTGTCACCACGTTGAGATGTTACATTGATCCAGTCCTCCCAACCGTCCCATAATATTCGGTTAGGTACAAAGAAGTAATGGACAGTTACGTCCATGCGATGCATGACCGGAGAAACCAATGGAGCAAAACGAATGAGTGACTCAGCTTCCAGATTGATTTTGTCACCTGGTACACATTCGATGTTACAGACGGGGACAAGTTCACCCATTTTTAGTGTTAATTTGACGTCATGAGAGAGGTCAAAAGTTGATCGCTGAGGTTTGCGTAATTGTACGCTGTTAAAGATGTTTTTCATAGTCTTGTTCCTCCTCTTGCGATACGGTAAGTAGATAGTTTTTTAGTCCTGCGTTTTCTTGCTCTTCGCTTTTTGTTTTGTCTCATTGTTTTGTTTTTTGAGATGATTGATAATGATACCGAGTTTTCTAAGAATGTAGATTGTGATTATGTAGGTCACTTGAATCTTTTTCGATAGTTGTTTTGTAGGCCGGGAGAATAGGAGCGTGTAGATGTGCGGCCTGCAGAGCCGCCAAATACGCCTTTGAGTAAGCCTAGTCCCGACTCGATAAATGGATTGCCTTTGCCGATGTCATAGAGGTATTGTTGTGCGTCTTTGAGTTTGCCATCCTTAATAAGGTTGTCGACCTCGTGGATGATTTTATACTGTTGTTCAGAGGATAGTTGTCGAGCCATAGCCATGTTTAAGAGAGTAGCTGTTTTGATAGGTAGGTCAGCTTCCAAACGTTTGTAGATGTCATAGGTTTGTGCATCTGCTTTTTTTACGTTAGCATCTGCAAGTTTTTCTTGCCTTTTTTGTAGTGCTGTGTTGGCCATAACCTGATTGATTTGTTCTTCGGTTTTGGTAATGTTCATTCGTTCCTGTTGAGTACGATGTTCAAGATGGGTACTGTAGTAGCTTTTTTCTGTTCCTTTCATAGCTGTTGCATCAGTTTGATAGAGCATTTTTTCTAATGCTGTTTTGTAAACGATGTATGAGAGTTTTTGTTTCATTGCCAGAGTGAATTGATCGGTAGCACCTTTTGTTTTTGCGTTGGCAATGTCTTG